CTAGCTGTAAAACTTCAAGAGCGCCGGCGGCCGCAGCAGCTCCATCGGGTACGATTTGCCGTCCGAGCCGGGCGCGATCTGCTGCAACCGCCAGTCGCCTTTGCAGCAGAACCCCACGATCTCCCACCCCGGCCCTTTCGCTGCGGGCCATACGAGCGCGAGCAGCGTGCATTCGGCCCGCCCACCGGGCGGTATCGGCGGCCGGCCCAGCGGCTCACCGCGCCTGGCGACGTGGACGTAGAGGTTGACGCCTGAAGTCAGCCGCAGGCTCACACCGTTGGTCGCTTCCGCTTCAGCAGACTCCATGACGATGGCGCGGAGCTGCTTGGCGACATCCGAGAGCGCGGCCGTTCGCGCGCCTACTTCGACGTGAAGCGCACGCGACGCAGACGGTAGCGCCCGTCCTTCGTCGTGAGGTCCGGAGCCGTCAACGCGCCCCGGCCTTTTCTTGGCACCTTGGACCATCCCCACACCTCCGCTCTGTTGCCCTCCGCAACCCACTCCCGGGCCAGGTCACTCTCGAGCAGCTTCTTGACGCGCGCGCTGACGTTCGGCGCTGACGTGGCCTGCACCAGCAAGATGCCGGCGCCGCCGTCCATGAAGACCAGTAGGTCGGCGAACCCGAACAGGTCCCGCGTGATGCGGGCGCCGGGGATCCACGAGTCCACGCGCCCCGACCTCCATCCTCGCTCCTTGCAATACGCTGACGACAGACCGCCCGGCGTCATCGGCGCACCCCATTGTGGCGAGAGACGCGGGCGATGTATTCCTGCCGAGCATTGGGATCGTCGCGCAGGGCACCGTAGAGAACCTGCGTCTCGGCCGAGACACCGCGCGCGCGCGCACCGCGGCACCCAATGCACTCGTGCTGTGCGGAGAGAGTGACGCCGACCCCGATCGGGTCAAGGTGCGTCTGCATAGCCGCCGCGATCTGCTCCGTCAGGCGCTCCTGAACCTGCAACCGCGAGGCGTATGCCTCCACTACGCGCACCACCTTTGAGAACCCCACGATCTTCTCTCCTCGAGGCAGGTAGCCCACCGACGCTTCACCGACGAACGGCAGCATGTGATGCTCGCACAGCGATGAGAAGGCGATGCCGTTGAGCACGATCATCTCGTCGTAGTGCTGCTGGAACTTGGTGCCGAGCAGCTTGGCGACGTCCACCTTATAGCCGCGCGTCATCTCCAGCAGCGCCGACGTGACCCGGCGCGGCGTGTCGCGCAACCCGTCGCGCTTGGGGTCTTCGCCGACGAGCTGGAGCAGCCGCACCACGGCGTCCTCGGCACCCGTCTCGTGCTCCCACGGGAAGCGCACCCAGTCGGGCAGGACCTTCAGCGCGAGCCCAACCTCAACGTCGCCCCGGTTCCGTGCGAACAGCGCCACGCACCGGTTGCCGGCATCAACGAAGCGCTTGATCGTTCGTCCGCTGTCGATGATGTCGTCCACCACGAAGCAGTCCTCGACGGGCTCATCGAGCGGCGCGTACCCCTCGGGGAAGCACAGCATCGCGGCGACGATGGAACCGCCGGACGGGATGCCATAGACCGGCGGCCGCCCGAGCGCAGTCCAAACCTCGCGCAGCGCCTCCACGGCATCATTCGCGTCCTTCCACGTCAGTTGAATCATCGAACCCCCCATGCCTTGTGCTGCTGGACGCTGAGGCGCCAGCGCGGGTTTCGCTTCACCATGGCGATGCACCACTGGATGGTCGCGTAAGGAACGCGATCGCCATCGGCCGCCGGCGAGATCTGATAGTGCTCGGCCTGGGCGCGGGGCGTCGGAAGTTCGCCACCAGCGGCGATGACGTATTTCAGCTCGTCGGCATAGAGCACCTTCAAGTCGGCCTCAGGGCACTTCGGCGACACGCAGATCCAGTCCAGCAGATTGCGCAGGCGCATCGGAATTGCGATGCTCCCATTGGTCTCGATCGCGAGATAAAAGCCGCGGACCTGGAACGAGTAGGCCAGCGCCGTGTCAAGCTGCAGCATCGGCTCGCCGCCGGTAAAGATGACCGACCGGGCACCGAACTGGAGCAGATCGCAAGGTGGCAGACCATTGCCGGCGAGCTCCGCCTCGGCCGCGCGGAGGATCTCCGCTGCTGTCATCTTCTCGCCGTGCGCGAAATCGGTGTCACAGTCGAAGCCGTGGGTCGCCAGTTTGCAGTTGAAGTTACAGCCGGCGAAGCGGACGAACACGTTGGGCGTGCCGGCTCGCACTCCCTCGCCTTGGAGCGAGTAGAAAATCTCCTTGATGCTGTAGCGCTTCTCGGGTTCAGGCGTCATGGCTGGCCTTGGTAGGGATGGACGCCGGGTCCGAGAACGGTTCGTACCGCGCGCGCGCCGTGCACGTCTCCTGCACGACGACGGCCGCGAGAAAGACGCGCTTCGTCGCCATGTACTCCCAGATGAACTTCGCCAGCGCTTCGGACGTCGGCGACGGCAAGAGCGTGGTCGCGTTGAGGTCGTGGTGATCGAGATAGTTGTCGAGCAGGTCGCGCGCCGCCTCTTTCAGGCGTCCAAAGTCGTACAGCATGCCGTCCTGCGGCCCGCCATCGTGCAGATGCGGACCAGTGTAGATCATGGTGGCCTTCCATGAATGCCCGTGCAGGCGCGCGCACTTGCCGTCGTGGTGCGGCAGCCGATGGGCGGCCTCGAACGGCAGATCCTTTTCGATTCTGAACACTTAGTCGCCTCCTTTGGAATTAAGCGTCGCCATGGCTTCGGCGCGTTCCTGGCACGCGCGGCACTCACCGCACGGGGTACTGCTGGAGCCGTAGCAGCTCCAGAGCTTATTGAAATCAAAGAAGGCTTGCGCGGCCGCGCGAACCACTCTGGCCTTGCTCCACCCGCGCACGGGCCGAAGGATGAGCGGCGCAGCTACGCCCGGGCCAAGCGAGAGATCGATGACTGCATCCATCGCGTTGAAGAACGCATCGCTTGAGTCGCCGAACGAGTACGGATCACAGGGCTTCACGGTCTCAGTCTTGTTGCCGACGATCACCGCGACCGCCTTCTCGTCCACCGCGCGGGCGACCGTCAGGCTGAGCAGCACGGCGTTGCGCATCGGTACCCACTGCGGGAAGAACTCAAAGCCGGGCAGACGAGGGATCTCGATGATGCGCAGCGGCATCGCGAGAGCGCGCGCCACATACTCGGCCGCCCGCCGCTCAGGCTCCGCGTAGGGTTGCCCGTAGTCGATGAAGACGCCGCACGGCGAGTACCCGATCCGCCGGGCTTCCAACGCAGCGACCGCGCTGTCGAGGCCGCCGCTGATCTGCGCCACCGCCCTCATGATCATCGGGTGCCGCCCTATCATCGCTTGCCTCCCTTCGCCCGCTTGAGGGCCTTGCGCAATCGCTCGTGCTGCGCGTCCGTCCCTGACCACAAGAACACCTGACGATAGCCGAGCTCTGTGCGCCACAGATCGAACTCATCGAGGATGGCCCGCTGGCTGATCCGCACCGCGGCCGGGTCGATGGTGACGACGGGCCCGGTGCCGATCACGGATGACGGCGGAAGCGCGTCGCGCAGTTTCTCACGGCGGCGGCGGATCTCGATGATGTGCGCGAGTGGATCAAACCGCGCCAGCCGCTCGTTGAGGTCAACAAGCAGGGAGATGGGCGGCGTTGTCGGAAGCTGTGGGAAGAAACGCCGGTGAGTGAACAGGTCTAGCCCGTCCCAGACCAAGCGCCCGGTGTAGGGCTCTGTGACGAACGGTCCCCAGTCGCTGACGAAGGCAAGCGACAGCCCGGGCAGCGCGCCGAGCTGCTTGCCCGCGGTCGTGACGGCGCAGAGGGTGCGGTCGGGAATCGCGTAGTACGGGAACCCGGAGACCATGTCGAGCAGCGTTGCCCCGGAGGTCATCACGCTGCTCACGCTCGTCTCATACTGCACGTCAGCGAACGGGATCTCGAAATCATCCCGCCCCGCGAGCTTCTTCTCCAGCACAACGGACGCGCGCAGGCGGTTGCCGAAGGTTCCGCGCGACGGCATCACCCGGATCGGTTCACGGTGGCTGCGGACCATGGCTTGCACCGCGAGCGTCCCGCCGACAGGAAGGATCAAGACCGTGAAGCTCCACGGCACATGGAGCCGAGAATGAACGCGCTCGACGATCTCCTCCATCAATTTCTCGAACGGGCGGCCGCGGTGGCTGGTCAGACCGCGATAGTTCGCGGAGTGGCACTCGCAGACGCGACGATCATTTGGTCCGAACATTCAGCGCCTCCTTCGTGAGCATCGACTCGCACAGCGCGAGTTGCTTGCGCCATCGGAACCGCGCCCACGCGGCGCGCTTCTGATGAGCGATGGCTTCGATCCAGTAATCCTTGTTGCGCCTCGAACGGATCGCCATCTGCGTCCCGGTGTAGCCGGCCCAGTTGCCGAACCCGCCCGGGGACTTCACCCACGACGAAGCATCCACGGAGTGCCACGGCACAAGCCGGATATCGGCCCACGAGGCGTAGGCGAACCCGTGAATGGGCTTGGGCCAGACGCGCCGGAAGCACTCCATGATCCACTGGTGACGATTCTTGAGCTTGCCCGAGATCGCGATCTTCGGATGGCTGCGGGCGCACCACTCAAGCTGCGCCCACGGCTCGCCCTGATGAAAGGTCGGGATGGCCGGGACACCGGCGCTCCACATGGCATCGAGGTTGCGCTTGGTGCCCTCCACGTCCCGGATCACGTCCAAGCCGAAGACCTCCGCGGCGTCCACGTCCTTGCAGATCGCGATGTAGTCGGCCAGCTCGATCTTCAGGCCGCTATAGAACGCGGAGAAGGCGCCGGAGTCCAGCACCCAGCGCGCGACGTTGTACTCGTGGCGGTTCTTCGTCCAATCCTTCAGCGACGGCAGAGAAACGAGGATATCCACCGCCTCCTCGCCGGCGTGGCGGCGCAGCGTCTCGTGACTGTTGAAGCCATAAGCCAGGTAGACGGCGGTCATTTCGTCTTGCTCCCCTTGTACGCCGTGCAGAGCCGAACAAGCACGGCGCCGTCCGTGATGGTCTCCGCGAGCCCAGCGCGAATCGCCGCGGCGGTCGCGTCGAAGGTCGCACGCTCCTCCAGCGTCAGGCGAATCGGCACGCCCTCATGCGCGGGCTCGTTCTCGTGAGCCGGGCGCGGCGACCAGTCAGCGTTCAGAAGGGGCGTCCACTCAGCCTCCGACCATCCGAGGGCGGCCAGGTCAACGCCGGAATCCATTAGCGCCTGCATCTGTTTTGACAGTCCCTCGAAGTCCCACGACGACAGCTCCGGCGCTCGGTTGTCAGCGATCGCCCACGCAGTGGCCTCAGCGTCGCTCAGGGCGCTTCGGCTTACCCAGATCTCCTTCCACCCGAGAGCCGCCGCCGCCTGATACGTCAGGTTGCCCGCGATGATGACGTTCTTCTTGCTCACCACTATCGGCTTTTGCTGTCCGAACCGGGCGAGGATAGCCGTCAGGGTTTCGAGGGCGCGCGCGGGATGAGCGCGCACGTTCGCCGGGTCCTGATGCAGCTTCGACATTCTCAGGCAGAGCCGTGGCTCTTGCGCCGCGGCCGACGAGGGAGAAGATCTTTTGGATGGCATCGTGCATTTCCTCCGGCGTAAGAGCGGGGCCCTCGTCCTGGGGCACCGCTGCGGTTGCGGCACGGCTCATTGTTATCCGCCGGACCGACTCGAGCAGTTCAGAGACGAACGGGTATGGCGTGCGGCGATCGGGGTTCATGGTCGCCACGAAGCTGCGCGCCGCTTCAAGGGTCTCGGCGTAAGGCAGGCGGCGGAGCTGATCCCAGTACGTGTCCCGGGTCTGCTGGAAGCTGCGCCGATGGCATGCGCCGTCGAGATAATCCATGAGGCGTCCGAAGTCGTCGTGAGTCATCGAGAGCCCTCGGTGTCGAAGTTGCGCGGCCCTTTGGAGCCGCCGGGCTTGTCGTCAAGGAACAGCTTCTGGTGGAGCCAGGTGCGGGCGTGGAGCATGTGCTTTTGCTCGTCGCGCTTGAGGTGAGCCTCGTCATCCACCTGCCACGACAGGGCGTCCATGACCTGGGCGAAGACAGCTTCCGTGCGGACGAGCTTGGTGAACTCATCATGCGCTGCAATCTTGCCGGTCTTGCGCGGGTACTTCGCCCAAAACTCTTGCCACCAGACCTCCGCGCTGACATGGACCGCCCTCAGCGGTCGAGCGGCCGGGACGTCCGGCAGGTCGAAACCCGGTAAGGTCGGCGCGTCGATGAAGGTGAACTCGGGCACCGCGTCGTGGGTGGCGGCCAGCGCGTTGGTCTCGCACGGCGCGGGATGCTTGCTGATCTTCGCTCGCGGCGTCTGGTGCTTGAGCCAGTTCGTGAAGTAGGCATAGAGCTCCGTCTCGACGCGGTAAGCGACGATCTCCTTCGCCGCGGCAAGCTCCCCGAGCCATCGGGCGACGATGGACACGGGCCACGACTCAACGCGGCGCGGGAAGCAGGCGGCGAGCACGAGTCGGGGCTCGGCCTTGAATCGTCCGAAATCATCGGCCACCGTGATCAGCCTCCAGAACAACCGCTCGGCCTCGGCGCTGATGCTGTCGAGGCTGCGCGACGTGCGACACGATTCTCTGATGATCCTATTGGGCATCGTCGCTGGACTCCGATGAAAGGGAATGGCGGCGGCTCACGGGAGCGGACCGCATGAGCCGCCGCCGCCGGTCCGGGAGGTCGCGTGTTCCTCACCCCCGGTCCGACAAGCCTTACGCGAGATCGTCCAGACCGCTGTTCTCCGATGCGCTAGACCGTCTCGTCCCTTTCTTCGCGGTGGCCTTGCCCTTCTTGCCCTTCTTGCCCTTCGGCTCCGCGCGCTCCGCGGGCTGCTCTCCGCGGGACTCCGCGGCCGCGCCCTTCATGTCGGTAGGCGTCACGGTATGCGACTCCGGCTCTTCGCTCTCATCGAAGCCGAACGCCTCACGCGCCGTCCGCCCCTCGGCCTTGATGGCGTTGTAGATGCCGCGAAGGTCGCCCAGCTCCTCGTCCGTGAAGCCTTCCGCGATCGGGTGACCGCACCATTCCTCGATGGTCGATGGGTCCACGCCGATCACCTTGAAGGCGCCGACCGTCTTGGTAGCCGCCGCCTCCTTGCCGCCCGCATCCTTGACCACGCCGCGCACGTCGATCTCTCTCGCGCGCGCCCAGTACGCCGTGACGAGCCACCACGGCAGTGCGGCCACGATGGCGTTGCGGATCGCCTTGGACGAGCCCGCCTGCACCGTCTGATCGAGGTCGCGGTCCTGCATCTTGACCATGCGACCGCCGATCTTCTTCCACTTGCTCGCGCGGAAGCTGCGCTCGATCCGCACGTTGGTTTCCATGTCGAGGAAGACGCCGGAGAGCTGCACGTACTCCTCGGTGTCCAGCTCCTCGCGGACGCGGGCCACGGCGTTGCCCCACCGACGCGCCAGGGCGTAGGCGGCCTTCACGCTCAAGCCCTCCACTCGCGTATCAGGGCACTGGTCACCCGGGCGACGAGAGCAGCCGTCGCGGCCGCTGTGCTTCTTGTATTTGATCGAGTACCAGACCTTCGATGCGAGCTGCGGGACACGCTCCAGCTCCGCGATGCTGTCCTTGAGCACCTTGTCCTCGTTGCGGGGGCGCTGAATGGCGACGCTCATCTGCGTCTCGTTCTCGATGCGCATGAGCACTGCGCCGCTCGTCACGATGCGCTCGGCCGCTGACGTGCCCGGCACCATGGCCCCGGTGGAGGGGTCCATCAGCTCGGCGTCCTGGTCGACTTCCCTGCTCCGCTCCATGTTACGTCTCCTTCGTGGAATGGCCCGGCTGCTTCTTGGGGCCGCTGTTGATGCTGATCGGTTTCGCGTAGACCGAGAACAGTTCGCCGTCCTGCGCCACGACCATCACGCCGGGGCCCAGGATAGTAACCCTCGTCACGTCCTTCATGCCACGCAGCGCGGCAGCGACGGCCTCCGCGCGCTCCGGTTTGATGAAGGCGCACAGGGAGGGTGCCTTGGACCGTACCGCGTCCTTCACCGCCTGGACCTGCGACGGGGCGACGGTGCCCTGCTCGGCCGCGGAAGGTTCCGGGCTCGGCGTGCCTTTCGCTTTTGTAGTCATCAGCGTGCCTCCGCTGCGAGCATTCCTCGCGTGAACTTGCACGTGGTTCCGAAGAAGCCGCAGAATCGCGGACTGCACTTCCACGATGCGCGGTCCGCCGGGATGGCGATGCCCGCCACGATCCCGGCGTTGACGGCGACGACGCGGTCGAGGTACGCCTGCGCCTTGATCGGTGAGTAGTGCGTGGTCAGCGGGATGTACTTCTGGTCGCCGTCAGGATTCTTCTTCGAGGGCTTGTAGTAGATCAGGTTGTCGAGGACCATGGCTGCAGGCGGCCGCTTCTGCTTGGCGATGTAGGTGAGCGCGTACTGTTGAAGCTGAAGGCTGGTCTCCGCGGCCGACTCCTCCGGTGTGCGCGTGCTGGTCTTGGTGTCGCGGATCACGTGGTCAGTCTCCGCGATGTCGAGCACAGCGTCGATGGGCGGAAGCCCTTCAACGCGGACCCGGATCTTCTCCTCGACGCTCGCGGGCTTGATCACCCTGGCCGGCCCCGCGTGGTGCAAGCGCGAGAGCCGCAAGGCAACGTCCTTCGTCTCGCCCTTGACGCGGCTCAGTCCGCGAGCCGCCTCCTCGGGCTCGAGTTTAACCTCCTGAGTGAAACCGCCGTCTACCTGCTCCGAGACGATCGCGTCCAGGTCGTCCGAGTGCAGCAGCGCGCCGCTGTCGCGCTTGCTTCGAAGGTCATCAGCGACCGCGGCATGCACAGCGCGGCCCCGGATGAGCGGTGGGGACGACGGCTCCGAAATCTTCTCGACGTAGCGCAGCCGCCATCGCTCGCCGCAGTGCTGATACATCTCGATCTGCGACACCGATAGGTGCCGCTCGGTCTTCTCCATGACGATCCGCTCCTTCTGCTGTGGTGAGGATGCACGGCGACCGGGCCTTTTCCGCGTGGCGCCTTCCGCTGTCGCCAGCATTATGCGCTCCATCGCACCCGATCGCCGCGCTGTTCAGTTCGTCCGCCGATCGGTGTCCATCTGGACGCGCTCGCGGTTCAGAACGTGGCATACAGAGCAGGTGGAACCGGGCGCGCATCCTTTGGTCACCAGGAAGGCCACAGCGGCGGTGAGGCTGATTATGCGCCGCGCGAGCCACGCCGCGGTCGCTCCGTTGGCAGGCGCTGCAACGAGCGGCAGCATCAACAAGGCACCCCCTCTCTCCATGACGGGAAACGCCGCGCGCCGTGATGACACGCGAGGGTGCGCAGGACGTGCCCTTGCACCGGTACACATGATGATAGGGCGCGCCCCGCATGTCAAGAGCCGTAACCCGTTGCGAATATGGGAGATGGGCCGCCTACTGATGCGTCCCTGTCGGCACCGGCGCATCGACTCAGGCGCTCGTAACTCGTTGAAAGCATGGGAGATCTTCGGTGCTGAAAAGTGTTGACAGCGGGACCCCGCGGGACGTATCGTATACGCGATGTTGAGTGATGTTGATTGATGGTGAACGCACGACACGAGGGAGCGGCGATGATGACGAAAGCGGACAGGGTGGCGGAGGCGGATCGATTCCTGACGCGCGAACAGCGCGCGCAGCGGGAGAACATGAAGCGCGCGGCGATCTTGGGGCCGAGCGTGATAACGGAGCGTGACGGCGTTCGGTACTCGTTGCAGATCAATCGCGTTGACACTGTGAATTGGGCGCCGACCGTCATCGTGCGAGCGACGAGCGACGCCGAAGCGAAGCAGGTCAGCGTCGAGTGGAGCACGCGGCGTGGGTTGATGGGTTCGTGGCGCCTGGTGAAACGGCCCTTCAGCCCGCAAGCAGTCATCGTGTCGTACTTCGAGGTGAGGTGATGACGAAGCGGCAGGGTGGGTTGAGCGATGCAGCGCGGCAGCGCATCGCGGTGTTGCACGGGTTTGAGCAGGAGCTGGGATCGATCCTTCGAGGCACCTTTGATGATTACCGGGACGACCGGACGCAGGCGCGCACCACGCGCGCGCTGGATCGGTTGCAGGTCGCGGTGAGTTGCAGCGTGCTTCGGCCGAGCAGCAAGGATCAGTTCGACGCGGCGATCAGGTCGGTGCGCGGTATCGTCAACGCAGCAGTCAACGAGGCGAGGTGAGCGATGGTCACAGCGACGAGTCGGATGAAAGAGCGGGTGGAGAGAGCGCAGGCAGATCAGGCCGTGGCGGTTGCCCGGATGCGCTCGCTGTTGGACGACATTTCGGATCGAGCGGCGCGGATCGAGGATCAGCTCTCGCACGTCATCCCGGGAATGCAGGGCTCGATGCCGGCGGTGGACATCAGCATCCTGCTGCTCAAGGGCCGCTACTTCACCAACGAGTGCGCGGACATCGAGGCGCAGGCGAGGGAGTACGACAAGCAGCAATACCTGATCGACGCCCTGCACGTTCAGATGGAGCGCGAGCAGCAGAGCTGAGGGGAGGGCGCGCAGCGACGCGCCCGGTAAAGCGCGGAGTCGGTACCCCAAGCCCGACGGAAAGGAGGCAGTGGACGAGACGCGCAGGGTTGAACGTCAACGCACGACACAGCGCGAGAGCGCGAGGAGCGGAACACATGGCACAGACAGCGACGGCGAAAGCGGACACGACGGGCAAGGCGGCGAAGGTGAAGAAGGCCACGCAGCGGTTCGTGGGCATCCTGTACGACCAGACGGTGGTGTGCAGCCGGACGGCGTGGCGCGCGATGATGACGGACATGCTCGAGAACGGCAAGGTGACCACGGTGCCGAAGGGAACGCGGACCCTGGGCAAGCCAGTGGACATTACTCGGCTGAGCAAGAAAGACATCGAGCACCAGCTCTCGATGGTGAAGATCACGGCGACGAGCGAGAAGATCGCGAAGCGCATCAGCAAGATGGAGGAGCGGCTGGCGAAGCTCAAGGCGGACAAGGCGGCGGCTGAGGCGGCGGAGAAGGGCACCGCGAAGTAGGGCGCGACAACAGCAACGACACGCGACCCGGGAGCGCGCAACGTGCCCCGGGTCGTCATGTCTTGGAGGGATAGAACATGGCCCTGAACGGATTCGGTGACGGTGGCGCCCCGCAGTCGATGAAGCTGAGGCTGCTCGCTGCGGCGCACGTCATCAGCAAGCAACGGCGCAACGAGCGCACCGTCTACGAGGCGGCGCGCAAGGACGGCTTGTCCTTGGACAAGTCTCAGGCGGTCATGGTCTCGTCGGCGATCGTGGCACAGCGGAAGATCGTCGGCGCGTTCCTCGGGTTGAACATCGCGACCGACCAGTACGACCACTGGGTGGTGCGCAACTTCTCCGCGCGCACCATCGAGCGCGTGAGGCTGCTGCTTCGGGAGAACGAGCGTGAGGCGATCTACGCGGCCGTCACGGTGGCGCAGCAGACGGCTTTCTACATCGAGCAGATGAAGCGCGACGGGAGGTTGTCGTGAAGCATCTCATCTGCGAGGGCTGCCGGAAGAAGTACAGGACGGAGAGCCCGACCGTCTCATCCCCGCGCGAGGTCTACGCGAGGGTCAAGCGGTTGGCGACGGCGAAGTCGGAGCGCCTGATCGTGCTGTACCTCGACGAGCAGAATCACGTCATCGACCGCAAGGTGGTCTCGGTCGGTGGGCTCAACACCACGCGCACTCACCCGAGGGAGATCATGCGGCCGGCGATCGCCTGCGGTGCGCTCGGCTTCATCCTTGCCCACAACCACCCGAGTGGATCACTGGAGGCGAGCCAGGACGACGTGGACTTCACCAGAGCGATCAGGCGGGCGGCAGAGATCGTCGGCATCGGCCTCTACGACCACGTCATAGTCTCATCGGCCGGGTTCGTCAGCATGAAGGAAGGAGGGACGCTGTGATGGGCCGCCCCGTGGTCTTCATCGAGTTTCACGACGAGGGGCCGGACGACCTCGGCCGCCGTCACTACTCGCTGCACTGGACGGACCCGGCTGGCATCTTCAGGGAGGACCTGAGTAAGGACGGCAAGCCCTGCGGGTTCCGGCGCTCGCAGCATTTCTTCTCGCGGCCACCGGCGTCGTGCTGGGGCGGGTGGCGCGTCGAGGAAAGGAAGCCAACGGCATGAGCGATGACGGATGGATCTGTGACGCGGCGCAGCTGCGCAACGTGCTCGCCGTGATGGGTGCGGACAGGAACGCGGAGGGCGGCTTCGTCGTGACGGGCCAGGTTGCTTCCTTCATGGGCGCCGGCGAGGAGTTCGTGATCGGGAGCGACGCCCAGTACTACGTCAACGGTCAGGCGAGGAGCCTCGTGTCGGCCCTCGCGCTGACGTCTTACGGCTCAGCCGTGGTGGTGATCTGATGGCGGTACCGGAGCGGACGTTCACGCTGGAGCAGATCGAGGAAGCGGACGCCGACTGCGTGGGGTTCTGCGTGGCCTGCGGAGAGGAGCACTCCGGCATCGAGCCGGACGCAAGGGAAGGCGAGTGCGAGGTCTGCGGAGCGTTCAAAGTCTACGGCGCCGCGGAGATCGCCGTCATGGGGCTGGTGGTTTGATGGCAACGCAACCGACGAGGTTTGAGGGCGCGCGCCAGTGTAAGGGCTGCCGGCGCGAGCGGATCGTGGTTCAGACGTTGGAGCAGCGGCGCAAGCCGTGGTTCTGCCGGGAGTGCCGCGAGCAGGGCAAGGACAAGACGCGGATCTGCGGGTGCTGTACAGAGGGCGGCTGCGAGGCTTGCGCTCCGACGTGCCCGGTGCACTGCAAGCGAAAGGAGGGGTGATTATGGCGCTTGCTCGATTCATCGTTCGCCACGCAGGCTACACGCTCCTGAGAAACGACGTGAAGCGGTTTCCGATGGGGCCCGGCGAGTGCCGGTGGTGCGGGCAGGAGCGGCGTGTGACATACGACTACCGCGCGCCGGGCCAGCTCGACTACCGGCTGAACCGGCCGACCCATCGCTTCTGCGGGCTTGAGTGTTTCAAGGTGTTCTGGTACTGACGTGGGGAGCGGGTCCGGGTTCAATGCTGCTCCATCCGGCCCCGCAGCGTCTCCCCTCCCTAACTGAGCAGCGCCAAGGAGGTTCGTCATGGAGTTGTTCCATGCTAACAGACAGTGGGCAGAGCGTCCACCGGACGAGCGGTTCTGGAACGTCGAGGAGATGGCGGAAGCCTGCATCGGTTACGCCAAGAACGCCCGGGAAGCGGAGACGCCGTTTAACCGGCTGACGTGCGTGGCCGGCGAGAACGAGAACATCATGGTGCAGGGGCCGGAGCGCATTCCGGCGACGCTGACGAACTGGAGCTTCAAGCAGCTCTCGGCGCGCGCCGGTGCGCCCGCGGAGTACCTGCAGAAGCTTCCGGTGAAGCTGGCGACGGGCAATCTGAACTTCGGGCTGTCTCATAGTCGGTCCACGGCGCTAATGCTACTGCACCCGGTGAGCAGCCAGGAGTCGGACACGCGCCTGATCCTGCGAGCCGCGACGACCGATCGCTACGAGCGGTTCTGGAACTGGGAGATCTGCGACCGGCTGCTCGACCTGCCGCCGGGATGGAGGACGCCGCCGGCGAGACCGAACGGTGCGGACCCGCGGTCGCGTCCGGCGACGCAGGCCGACGTCCTGGACTCGAAGGGCGGCGGTGGAGGGCTGAGCATCAGCGTGGGAGACATGATCGCGCCGAGCGGGCTGTACGCCTCGGACCACGATATGTTCGGATTCTTCATCAACGAGGGCGCCCGGATCAAGGACGGCACGGACGGCGGTATGTCGCGTGGCTTCTTCGTCAGCAACAGCGAGGTCGGCGATGGGTCGTTCTGGTTCCTGACGTTCATGTATCGGCACGTCTGCGGCAATCACATCGTCTGGGGCGCGTCCGGAGTGCAGGAGCTTCGGATCCCGCACGTCGGCAGGATCCGGGAGCGGATCGACGACAGCTTAATCGCGGAGGTCCGCAAGTACGCCGACGCCTCAGCGTCGTTCGACGAGGCCATGGTCGAGCGGGCGAAGCGGTTCTCGCTCGGCACGAACAAGGACGAGGTGCTGGATCTGATTTTCGGCAAGAAGCTGATGAGCCGGAAGCAGGCGGGCGCGGCGTTCGAGATCGCTCAGGAGCACGACTACTACGACGGCGACGCCCGCACGGCGTGGGGCTTCGCGCAGGGAGTGACGCGTCTGGCGCAGCAGACCGCGCACACCGATCGGCGCGTGGACATGGACCGCACGGCGTCGAAAATCCTCACGATGGCGTTCTGATTCGGCGCGGCGGCGGGGCGGGCATCGGGCTCGCCTCGTCGCTGCTCTGTCATGGAGGAAGAAGCGAATGAGCGAGAGCATGATCACCGTCAGTCGGCCCAAGACCAAGGGCCTCGTGGACGCGCTGATGCCGTTCGTCAAGCAGGCGCTCGCGTTCAAGATCACCTCATCGGAGCTGTACGAGACGGCAAGCGCGCGCATCAGTGCCCTTCGCCAAGGGGCGGCGCGGGTGAAGCTCCTCTTCGAGCCAGCCCGCACGGCCATCGACGACGCCAAGAAGGAGATCCTTAAGGCGCGGGACGATCTGGCTCAGCCGCTGATCGATGCCGCGGAGGCGTACTCGGATGGGTGCGACGTCTGGAAGCGGCACGTCGAGTTGGAAGCGGAGAGGGAGCGCAAGAAGATCGAGGCGTCGGTCAAGCGCGAGGTCGCCACGCTCGTCAAGACCGGCCTCGTGGAGAAGTCGGACGCCAAGCAGATGACCGAGACCAAGGTTGACAGGCTCGTGGAGAGCCGCGTCTCGGCCGAGACACCGAGCGTGGCACGGGAGCGGACGAACTGGAGCGCCGAGGTCGAGGATGAGCGCGCGGCGGTGGCCCACGCGCTGTCGCGTCCGGAACTGCTCAAGTACGTGATGATGAATATGATCGAGCTCAACGCGCTGGCGAGGGAGAAGAAGCAGGCCGACCTGGGTTTCCCGGGCGTCAAGGGCGTGGCGAGCGTCACTCGGTACTGAGCATCAGGTCGAAGTCACGAAACTCGTGTAGCCTCATTTCAAGGAGGATGGCGATGGCAATCCGGAGGAAGGGAAGCAAGAAAACGGCCGCTCCGACGCAGATCTCCTTCCGCGTCGACTCGGCGGTGCTCAAGCTCATCGACCGAGCAGCGGCGATGAGGGCGCAGAAGCGGCAGGACTTCGTGCGGCAGGCCGTCACGCTTCGCGCTCAGAGCGTGGTCGATGGCGGGGGGCTGTCGGAGTAGGCGCGGGGCACGTCGGGCACGTTGCAGGGCAAGGGCGGGGCGCTCACGATGGTGGGGCCCCGCCCTTCGTGTCTTCGCTAGATTGCTCTGCGCGCAAGGGAACCCGGGGTAGGCGGGGCGTCAGGGCGGGGCGACGTGTAAAACGTCGGGGTGGGGCAGGGAGGGCGCTGTGGGGCAGCGCAGGGCCCTTGACGGCGACGCCCCGGAAACCGCCCCGAATCGTCACGCCGGGCGCGGCCTATTTCGCGGCTCCGAGCTTGAGGCCGCACGTCAGGCCAGCGAATATTTCGACCTCGCGGCCATCATGATCTCCGGTGATGGGGACGCCGCACCCGATGCCCGCCACGCACCCTGCCCAAGCCAGGGGTCCGGAGGCGGCCGGTAGCACCCGGTCAACCTCTGAGACGTGGCGCTCCCAAGAGGCCACGTCCTGGCGGCAGACGTCGAGCTGTCGCTGATATGAACCGCGGCTGGAGAGATACCCCTCGGCTTCCTGCTGACTTCCCTCGACGGCATCGCAGGCCAAGGTGACGCTGCGCTGGAGCAGCACGATCGCCTTACCCGCCCGGTCGAGCAGTTCATCGGTGGGAGCGCGCGCGGCCAGCTCGCCGAGCAGGTTGGCAAGGGCGGGTGGGGGCGTGCATTCCTGAGCAGACGCGCCCGGGGTCCAGAGCGCCGCCAGGAGCCCTATCCCTGCGAGGAGCTTCACGACTGGCGAGCCCGGGGGCTTGTCCAGCCCCTCCAGTTCCTTGTTGATGTCTTTCATCGAACTAAGGGCTCCTGCGGCCTTCTGGGCCCCGGCCGCCGCGCTCTGGTCAGCCTGCTTCTGCGAGGACTCGAGCTGCGCCTTCTGGGGGTCTCGGGCCGCGATCTCCTCCTTCGCTCGGGTCTCCGAAGCGGCTATGGTCTCGCGGGCGGCGCTGGCCTGAGCCGACTTCTTGAAGTGAAGGAAGGCAAAGACCGCCGCCACCAACAGACCGATGCCGCCGATAAGGTAGGGCGCGAACTGCGCGAATAATTGCTCCACGTGGAACACTCCCTTCTGCCGCCTCAGGTGGGCGGCGCTGCCATCGGGAGTGCCGGTTGCGCTCCCCAGTGAGCGATCCGAGCCTCCGCGATCTTGACGTATTCCGCCTCGCGCTCGATGCCGATGAACTTGAAGCCCTCCATCTCTGCCGCGCATCCGGTCGTCCCGCTCCCCGCGAACGGGTCCAGCACGGTCCCGCCCGGTGGTGTCACGAGTCGGCAGAGCCACCGCATGAGCGAGAGCGGCTTGACGGTGGGATGGTGGTTCGCGGCGGGGACGGAACGCCCCTTGCCGTCAGATAAATCATCCTCTTGCCCGCCCCGCACTCCCATAGTAGAACGGATCGCAGCCTCCCGCAGCCCAGCCTCCCGCTCGCTCCGGCTCGCCTTCGCGCAGTAGTAGAAGCGCGACGGGCCGCCGGAGTCGCCGAAACCCACGACGAGGCCGGGAGTCCTTTCCTCTCCCCTCATGATATCCGTGATCCCTCCGGAGTGATCTCCGCGCGTCCCGAAACCGCCACCTACCGCGCCTGCCTCCTCATCCAGCATCCCCGCCGCTTCCTCGTCCAGGCAGACGTTCGCGGGCCAGCGGCCGGAAGGTGGATTCGCTGCATACGCAATCTGGCGGTCACGACTCGATCCGAGCAGGGACATTCCCGATCCCCTGCCGTCATTGGGAGATACGCATGGAGTCACTGTCCCTGGTACGCTTGGTGCTGTGTCTAACCTACACGCCTCCACCTGCAACTCCCCCGGCCCCTTCTTGCGCGCCATGATCACCGGCTCCCACGCGGGCTTGAGGCAGCGCCTCCCCTTCGGGAAGCCGGAGCCGTAGAGCCAGCACAGCGTATCGCGCATCTCCCATCCGGCATCCTCGACGGCGCACGCGAGCCGATGCCATGTCCGCGTCCCGCCGAAGGCCAGCAGGTAGGAGCCGGGCCGGGCCACGCGGAGGGCTGCGGCCCAGAACGGCGCACCGGGGACGCCATGATCCCACGTCTTGCCCATGAACTTGAGTCCGTAGGGCGGATCGGTGACGACTGAATCGACGGACTCGGCATCGAGCCGAGCCATCACATCGAGGCAGTCGCCGGAGAGGATCACTGCCCCGTCTTCCTGAAGCTCTCCGCGATCTTCGACGGCAGCAGCGCGTTGTAAATCTTGTCATGCGCGAGGCCAGCGATGAGGGTACTCACCAATCCGAGGAAGGCGGCACCGATCCAGCCTTTGGCCCCAGTCACGCCCGGCTCCCCGATCCACGTCAGGTAGTAGCCCAACATCCCACCAAGCGGCCCCAGGATCACGGCGATCGTCTGCTGGGGCACTGGCCGAAGAAACGGTATGCCTTTGCCGAGCGCCTGCGTCACGATCCAGATCGCGGCGGCAAGCGTCGGGCATTGAATCAGAAGTGATCCGATCTTGTCAGCCTCGTTCATCACATCCTCCCTTTCTCCGTTGATTGCCGGTGCGTGTTGATGTCTTGACGGAGCAGCGCTACTTCGGTTTTCATGTCCGACACGGTGAGACGCAGCGCCCCGACGACGACGGTCAACTCTGGGATCGCTTCCACCCGGACCTCTATCGTCGCCATGCGCTTGTCGATGTCGCTCCACTTCCTTCCAGCCTCAGCAACATGGGTGAAGTACATCATGATGAAGGTGCAGATCGCTGCGGTGAGCGCGCTGCACATGGCGATCAGGAACTTCTGGAGTCCGTTCAGTGGCGTCGCATTGGTCATCACCGTCTCCTGGCGGTTCGTTCCGTGCTACTACTCGGCCGGCGTGAAGTCCACGTAGTACGACTTGCCGACCTCGAACTGGTCGGATGCTGCCGGGTTGCGAATGCCCATCGAGATCGTGCCGTAGGGCGTGAAGCGGCCGAAGATCGAATCCTCTGCCGAGTACGGGTTGCTCAGGTCGCTCGGCCCGCTCGCGTCGCCGCGGTTCACTGCTTGAAGGTTGATGCTGACTTCGTCTCCCTCTGTCTTCGCGGTCACGGTGAACTTTGCTCGCACCATCTGCTTTCCTCCTGCGGGCGATGCCCGCTTCTATGTGGTGACGGGCGGCGGCCGCTTCACCTGAGCATAGAGGGCCGCCGCTTCAGCGTAGTGCTGGGCCAGGTCAGATTCATACTTCGGGTTGTGGTGGTCGTCCCTGAAGTTGCCAGTGTTGTATCCGTCCCCCACCTGCTGGATGGTCATGGCAGGAGCCATGAGCGCCGGCTTGGGCGCCGAGGGCCAGAACCGGAAGACGCGCCTGTTGAGGTATTCCACGACCCAGTGCAGGCACTGGTCGGGCTCGTAGAGCCCCCATGGGTGCGCGAAGCCGCCGCCGCGGTAACCAAGCTCGTAGGCGACCGGGTACATGATCTGCCACGGTCCCCAACTCGATGCTGCGCACCGGCCATACTTCTTCACCAGCATTCTGAGCCAGCCGTTGCCCGGGTTCTCGTAGTAGTAGCCGCCGACGTAGTACCCCTTCTCATCCCTCGGAGCGCAGTCGGTCCCCCAATTCGACTCGTTGCCCGTAAGCGCGGCCAGCAGCGCGCGGGGTTCGATCAGGCAGCCTTGCGGTATCCGCACCGTGGGCGCGAGGGAGTCGATGGCGACGAGGATTGCGGTGTCGATGATCATGGCGACTCCACCCGCATCGGCGACTCGCGACGCCCGCCGTTGCTCACGCACACCTCGACTCCCGCGCTCACGCCGACGTTGCCCGCCGCGTCACGCGCCTCGGCCCAGAGGATGTGCAGCGCGCCGGGAGCGCACGTGGGGATCGTCTGCACGTAGGCGGGCGGGCGCGGCGGCGTCTCCAACGGCTGCGTCGGGATGAGGATCGCCGCGAGCAACAAGGCTCGGATCATACCGCCGCCTCAAGAGCCAGCACCCACAGGGCGGCCTCGATCACCCATATCTGGCGCCCGCCGCCGGTGGGATTGTACGGTACGGTTCGCAGCGCCGCCGAGTCGAAGACATACGCCTGCACGTCAAGCTGCCACGTCGGGTTCCCGGCGCCGTCGATGGCGACGAAGGCGTTGGGGTCGCACGTCAGGCAGTCGAGCAGCCAATTGGACGCACAGATGACGCGGACGCCGTCGCGCAGCGGGACGCAGTGCTTCTCCGAACGGTAGGAGCCGTGGGCGCAGTCGGACGCCGAGCAGCAGTCCGACTTGCCGATCAGCCCCTTCGTGCAGACGCCGTATATCGGCGGCGCGTGCCCGCAGTCGGCTCCTGTGCATACGCCGGTGACCGAGGTGAGGCTATGCGTCCGGCCGAGCCGTTCCACCTGCCCCGAGCCGTCCAGCTTCACGGCGATCATCTCGTCCTCGTAGCGCCTCCGCTTCGCGGGGTCCGGGTCAGAGCTGAGGTAATTCGTGTTCGGGTCCTGCACCGGGTAGCAGGAGACGTATGCCCATCCTGGGCGGTCGATGTTGCGCAGCGAGATGTGATGGGAGTATGCCTCCTGCTTGTCGTCGTAGGCCGGCCCCCCGCTGGCCCGCGGCAGGGTCAGACCGATGCTCACCGCTCCGGTGCCAAGATCGACGCCCACCACGCTGCCGACTGTGGGGCTCTGTGGATTGCCGTCCGGTGGGTTCGGGCACCACGACCGCTTCTGCCCGACGATGAAGTCGCCGCTCCACCCACCCGGGCCCGTGTCGGCGTGCGCGAGGGAGAAGATGGAGCCGGTGGCAGGGTTGACGCCGGTTGGATGTCCGACGCTCCAGAGCGTGCACTCGGGGATGCCTGAGTCGTAAACGTGCGGCGTGAGGACGAGCGTGCCGAGGTCCGCGTCGTAGACCCGGGCGAGGTCGTTGACCATCACCACCGCGTAGTGCCCGCTGTGATTGATCGAGGCATTATCGATGTCGCAGTCGGTCAACCCGCTCGAATTGAGCAGGCCGCACGGGGCGGTGTCCGTAACGGGGCCGATGCGGCTGTTGTTCGGGTCGTATGGGTTCAGGTCCACCACGCGGATCTGCGTGCTGTGGGTGAGCAGGACGTACCTGCCGTCGTCCGTCAGGTTCCCCTCGCCTGCGCCGATCCCGTCGATGCTCCATCCGGTCAGGGTCCATGATCGATCGAGATGGCAGTCGACCGGGTCGAAGACGTAGAGCAGCGTCCCCGAGGCGCCGACCAGCGTGTGAGGGAAGTTCGGATCGGGGCTCCAGCGGTAGTCGTTGCCGGGGAAGGCGTCGCCGGCGCCAGCGCAGTCGGAGAGCGGCTTGATCGGGAGGTAGCTGGTCGCATCGAGCAGGAAGGCCCCGGCCGCGCTCTCGTCACCGTCGTGCATGTCCATCAGAAGGTACTGACCTGATGAGTCGAGCGGCTGTGTCTTGGAGTAGTGCGGCCGTCCGTTGCTCCAGTAGGAGACGGTCGATGACCCGGTCCACGAGATGAGCGTGCCGTTGTCGCCCGTGATGCGGGTCCTGTCCGTGCCGAAGGTCGGGTCGGTCATCGTGACGAGGTAGGCTGGCTTGGCCTCGCGCACGATCGGATAGGTGAGCCACGGGTCGATGATGGGCCACGCAAAGACGAGACCGCAGGCGAGGAGCATCGCCGCCACCAGCGCGAGCCGCCGGGTCACGGTGCGGTCCTCGTCGCGCAGATCAAATAATTCATGTCCGCCGAAGGAGTGTTGTTGACCGAGAAGATGAGCGCGCGCCCGGCGACGATACTGCCGCCCGACGTGACCGCCTTCTTGTCTAGCGCCACGCCCTCGTCGGTGCAGGTCACCACGGGCAGGACCGCATTGGCGTTGCTGTCGAAGAATGCTATCTGCGCGAGCGTACCGCACCCTCCTGCTCCTGGCTTCTGGCATCGGCACCAGACCGTCGTCACGGTGAACGCAGCGCCGGCGTTGTCGTACAGGAATGCCTGATTGACCACGGCAGGCATCTTGTAGAGCGAGGAGCAGATCGTCAGTGGGGCTGCGTCATGGGTTCGCTGCGTGAGCGCCTTACCAGCCTGAGCGAAGCACGGCGAGAAGCACGCGACGGCGAGCAGGGCGACGAGTAGCCCCCCGGCAACGCCAAGCAGGGCAGCCTTTCTCTCAAGGGTCATGCTGAGTACCTCATGGCGATGACGGGAACGGCCCCGCCGTTGGGCCCGCCGTAGCCGAAGCTGATCGCCGGGTCCGGCAGCGGCCCGTAGGTGCCGACGCCGACGACGTGAGTGTGGGTCGAGTCGCGGAAGTCCCAGAACCCGGTGCCCCAGACGGGCGCTTGGCAATACCACGGGACGCCGGCGAGCACGGGTCCGGTCGTCGCGCAGTCGTGCCAGAAGGCGAAGTAGTAAAGCGTGTCCGGGTCGAGCGCCTGGTCGATGGTGATGATCTTCTGCCCGGTCGTCGTGACGTCCACCTGGCCGGCGTCAAGGACGAGAGCGCCGGGGGCCAGCTCGAGGTCGGAGACCGCGCGATAGATCCCGAGCCGCGCCTTCCCTGTCCCGGCTCCTGCAGTCCCGGCGGTCTGAACCTGAATGCCGATGCGGTCGATCCGCCCGCCGCGACCGGAAGCGTGCGGCACCTCATAGATGTATCCCCGCGGAGCAGGGCCCCAGTCGGAGAACGCACCACCGCTGGTCTGCCCGGCGATGTAGTACTGCTGAGCATAGCCGCTCGCCCCGATCTCCCTGTACCAGAGAATGTCCCGCGGCGTGGCCTGCACCACCGATCCATCCGGCCTGGATACTCGCGGCTGGCCTGTGGCCGGGTCGATGAAGATGTCCGCGTAGCCCGTGGCCGGGAGGACTGTCGGGATGGCCGGGACCAGGCGGACTCGCTTCATGCCGTGCGCTTCCAGAAGTAGACGACGATGTATGGCTGCACGACCGACGTTGCGCTGCCAGTGAAGGCGTGATTATGAGAGGATCCAGCTCCGTGCGCGCTCAGAGTCCCAGATCGCACAGTCCAAATATCCTCTCCCGCAGATGCGTGGTCTTCAGAGTGAGTGTGGGTGGGGTGGGTGTGAGCATTCTCCGCTGCGTTGCTCCCGGCTGCCGCGACGGTCTTCGCCCCTCCGGTCTCCCCTGTGGTATCAAAAGCCGTGTCGCCCGAATCCAGGCCGACGAGCGTCCGACCGGCGCCGTACGCGCCCCAGGTCCCGAAGCCGAGAGCCGCGGCGACGGCTGCAGAGTCGGCATAGACCGCCTCGGTGATGTAGAGGCCGCCGACCTTCACGAACTCCTGCGCCGGGATGTCGATCCACTTGACCCCCAGGGCCTCGGCCGAGTCGCAGACTAGGATCTGCCCATTGGTGCCAATCGGCAGGCGCCCAGGCGTCACCGCGGCCGCGCCGGCGATCAGGTCGCCCTTCGCAGTGACGATCGACTTCTCTATTGCCGCCTCGGCGAAGGCGCAGACCGTGCCGTCGTCGAGGATGGCCTTCATCTGACCGTCCGCTGAATCGACGTAGAGGATCGCCTTGCCCGAGGCGGGAGTCTCCGGCGCCTCGATGCCGGTCAGTTCAATCATGGCAGGACCTCCAGAATAGCGTCGGCTTCGATGACGAGCTTGCCGCCTACCGCGACCTCGAACTTGCGCGGCACGAGGATACACCAACCGGTCGGGAGCGTGACGGTCAGCCCTTGCGGGACATAGCAGCGCACCCTCCACGCTGTCTGCTCTGCCATCGCGTCGCCGGCCAGACGAGCGTCAGCTTCTGATCGCGCGTGAGTCTCCAGGTCCGTCAGGTTCTGCCGACCTGTCACAGTCGCCACCCCGCCCGGAACAGGTCCGTGGACTGGCAGCGATGGATAGTCCCGGTGCGGCCGCCGAGCACGAACACTCCGAAGTTCTGAAGCGTGCCATCCCTGTCCGCCCTCGCAAGCCGCTCCAGCCGATAGACTCCGTTGATGACGTTGCCGAGCACGTCGGCATGATACCCATCCGGCTCGTCAAGATAGTCGAGCTTGATGGTGTTGGATAAGGCAAGCGTGTTGGCGATCTCGTGCATGACGACCAGGTGCCCGCCCGTGGCTCCCATCCCCTTCGGCTGGTACAGCGTCACGATGCTGTCGTACAGGATGCTGTTGACGACGGGCACAGTGACGATCGTTGCCGAGTAAGCTCTCTGGAGTAGCTGGCGCTCCTGCAGTTCACGGTCGCGGAACTTCATCCGACGCCACCATGCCGAAGACAGGAGTGCCCCCGTCGAGCGCGCGGCCAAGGGGTGGTCCTGCCAGTTGGGTCGTAGGCCCTGCCGCCCGGCCAGCGGTTGCGCGCTCCAGTGGTGCGTACAGGCCATGCTCCACGGGATCTGGCAGTTCGTTGACTTGGCCGCGGTGGAGTTCGTCAGCCAGAGCCGCAAGGTCGCGTCCTTCCCTCGCATCGGCGCGAGGTTTACCTGAACGGTTACCTCCTCATCTGTGGCGCTCGTCGAGCTGGCGTCCTCGGACACGTTGGCATTGGCGAATGGGAATTCCGCCTGCATCTCCTCGCAGTCGATGACCGCATACGCAGTTCCGCCAGCCGTCGTGCGCAGCAGCACCTGAAGGTTCAGGACCTCGGCGTGGAGTGGGACGTGGATTTTTGACAGCACGAACCCTTGCCACGATGGAAAGGTGTACGAGGAGCCCTGCGGCGAGAAGGCGTAGACAGCAGAGCGACGCCGCAGCCGTTCGTCGCGGTTGTAGAACATCCGGGCCGCGTCCTGGGTGTGTCCCTTATCTGCGGTCAGGTGTGTTGCATCAAGCAGATCACATGCCGGCAAGGGCGGCGAGACGCTGCTCCAGTCCGCAGTCGAGAACAGAAGCGCGGACAGGTTGTTGCTGTCCGAGGCCACGGTCGAGGGCAGAGGGTCAGCGAGCAGCTTCCCAGAGGGGAGCCGTAGCTGGATCGTGTCGCCAGAAGCGCCGGCGTGCCCCGCGTAGATCTCCGCGCCGTAGACGCCCTCGGGGAGCGAGCTGATGTCGAAGTCGGTGACGACCGCTGGATATGCCGAGACGTTCGTGTCTTTGATCGGGGTCTCGAGCGCGGCGTTGTTATTGAACCGCACGACGCTCCATGTGCGAACGGCGCCGATCCCGTTCTTGGCGACGTAGTAGGAGAAGGACACCTTTTTAACAAAGGCGGGCTTAAAAAAGCGGACCTTCACTCCGGTCGCCACGCGGCTCGGGTACGTCTGATTGAGCCCTGTCTTGGCGAGGTTCACTGCCTGCTGAGTGCAGGCGTCGCGGGTCAGGCAGTCGTCGTTGTCGCGGAAGGCGCGGCCCTTCTCTATGGCCTGGTGGCCGGTGTCCGGGTCGTCCTGAGTGGCAATGGTGGTCCAGACCTCAGCCATCAGAATGTGTAGTAGCCGTCCTCGGCTCCAGCGTTGACCTTGTTGTTGGTGTCGCCCCAGTAGGCGTACAGCTTCTCGGCCGCCGTGGCAGCGCCGTAGTCGGCCATCGTCATTGGCCCGATGTATGCGTACCGGCGGAAGGTGGTGTCGAGCAGCTTCACGTCGATCAGCGCGCGGCGGTAATCTGGGTTCACCTCGACCACCTCGAAAATTTGATCAGAGAGCCCCATTGTCCCGGCGCGGACATTCAGCAGGGCATCGTGGCTGACGCGAACCATATCCCCAAGCTGTAGACCGCGCTTGGTGAAGATGAGCGGGGCAGTGACGAGGACCGGCGGTATCCGGTAGCGGTTGAGCACCCTGGCCGCGACCTCCTGCGCAATCTCGTTGCCATTGAGCGCACTGCGCAGGCCCGAGCTTCGGATCTCGTAGAGCTTCACCTGCTTGGTGACAGACTGGTCGGAAGTGCTCTCGAACGTCAGCGGACCGGCGTATCGGCTCTTGGCGAGGTTGAAGTCGATGGAGACCTTCACCTGGTTGACGTGCTCCTCGATGCGCCGCTCCCACTGGGGGAAGGTGTTCATGTGCTCCTTGTAGACTTTGGCAAGGACCTCGACCACGGGACCCGGCGGGACGAAGACGCGCAGGCCGAGTAGGCCAGAACCGTTGACCGTAGGCCAGAATGCCAGCGGGTAAATCTCTGCCTCGAAAAAGCTGCGCGCGGTGACCGGTGCATCCCAGAGGAAGTCCACGTCGAAGTTGCTCAGGAATTGATCACGCGTCGCTGCCAGACCGGCCAGATCGATCTCAGAGGGCGAGATGCCGAGGCCCTCTGGGTTGTTACCGTAGTCAATCAGCGGGAAGTTTGACGCGCCAGTCTTGTCGAAGGTCCCCGTCAGCAGGGCATACCAGACGTTGACGATGTTGCCACGCACGAACGGTGCCGACGTGAGCGTGTCGTACAAGAGCCCCCATGAATAGTTCAGCGGACTCGCGAAGGTGAGAAACGTATTGGGCTCGTCGATGGCGGCGACCTGAACCTTCTCATATTGCGAGCCGTTCTGCCTGTGCAGGACGTACCAGTTGCCGACAACGAACCCCTCTGTGGATCGGACCTTCATGTTGTAGTAGCCCTGCGTGGCGTCCTGCTCGAGTTCCGTGGTGACAACGGTCGTGGCGCTCGCCATTAGATTTTCCTCGTAGCGGCGCTTGCGCTCTGCCACTATCACCTCGAACGTCAGCGGAGCGACCAGCTTGACCTCTCGGATCTCCCCGGAGAACATCGGCGTGTACTCGCTGACCGGCTCGTCGCGGTAAGCGCCGAACACCGTGACGTTGCGGTTGATGATGGTCGGAAGGGTTGGCGACGCCTTTTCCGTCGAGAGCAGATCGGTCCACTCCCGGTCAACGTCAATGAACCGCAGGCGCAGCTCCCCGATGGTGGCCCTGTTGTTCATGGGCGACAAGCTCTGCGCGTTGCCGGCCGGATAGTCCATGCAGCAGACCACTTCGTCGGTGGCGCCCTTTACGGGGTGGACGGCGTAGACCTTCCCGGTGATGCCCTCAATGGTGCAGTAGTAGTTGGGGGCGTTCACTCGGTCGGCGGTCTTGGTCGCGTAGGTCATGGCGTCACGATCTGCGCCTGCGAGCGGAAGCGCAGCGACATTCTCATGAGGTGCCCCGGCTCCTCGACGAGCGGGTACTCCGACTGAAGAACCGCGCTGTTCGGGTAGCCGTAGCGCGAGCGCACCTGCTCGCCGGCGGCATGGGCGAAGGTGAGTGGGTTACTGAAGTGAAGGCGCCAGATATCCGACCCCGGAGGGTTCTCGTCCGCGCTGGTGGAGAGGAAGGCATCGCGCTTGGCGATGTCGTAGAGAGCGGTGCTTGGGTGGACGACGTACTCGCGCGGCGTCTTGAAGGGGGTGCCAACCGAGACACAGTAAACATCCATCCACGTCTCACCGGGCGTGCAGGTGACGACGGTCCCGACGTCCGTCTGGTCCGCTTCGCCCCAGAAGTCAAACAGGTGCCCGGACGCTGCGTGGCTCCACCATGCTCGTACCTGGTCAGCGAACAGCTGGTCCCACTCCCCGAGGTATTCCGATGCCACCTCGTCGTAGCCTCCGATTGGGTAGTGCGCCTGCACGCCGCCCGGGGTCTCCTGTTGGTAGAAGGACAGCATCAGCTTCGTTTTGAAGTCGGTGAGGAAGTCGGGGTAAACAATCTCCTGCGCGGCGACCGCCGGCGGCAGCCACCTGATCATCGGCTCTTTGGCGTAATAAGTGGTCATTACGGCTCTGCCACGACTGCTCGCCCGGCGATAGTCTTGATGCGGAGGGCCAGCGTCATCTGGAGCCCGCCTCCTGGCTCCGTGATCGGCCAGACATCATCAGCCACCATGCACTGCGGGGAGTACCACTCGGAGCGAACCCGCGCCCCGACTTCCCATCCGAAGATCATCGCTAATCCATCCTGATTGGCTCCGGTGACTGTGAGCGATGGGGCTGAGGAGACATCCTTCGCGGTGATGAGGGCCGCCTCCTGCTGCCACCCATCATTAACCGACTCAATGACGATCCGCTCCCCAACCGTGAAAGCCGCGGAGGATGCGACCTTCAGGAGCGTATCTCCCCCGGCAGAGGCCACGCGGACGGAGGAGAGGGCTGCACGAGCCGAATCCCGTGCGAAGGAGAAGACCCCGCCGCGTGCCGCGAAGGACCAGAAGCCGACCACCTGGTCGTAGAACTCCTCATCGTAGGCCATCTTCTCGAGCGTCGCGGTGAAGTCGTCCTCGAAGTGCTCGAAGTGCACCATCAGCACGCCACCCTGAGACTCATTGACCACGCGCGCGGCGTTGCGGAACATCCCGGTGAGGTTGCTCAGCTCCTCGGGGAAGTCCAGCGTCACCGCCGCGTGTCCGCTCGGCGTGCAGACGATGCGCGGGTTTCCCATCAGCCGACGACCTCCGTGGCGACGACCTCAAGACCGTACTCACGGGCGAGCCGGTTCTGCATCGCGCAATACTTCTCGACGGTCGACCGATCGATCAGGCCGGTGAAATGATTGTGGACCTGAAAGCTCGCACCGGCCGCGCCTCCCCCGGTCGAACCTTCCAGCGTGCGCTCGATGGCCTCCACGACAGGCGTCCGCAGGACCACCTCGCCAGGCATCAGCATCGCTCGGACGGAGTCGCGAGGGATTCGCGGCCCCGGGATCTGTGCACCGTGCTGAGCACGGACGTAGCCGCCCTCCGCGAATCGCGGCACGTTCTGAGCGGCAGTTGACGTGTACGGGTTGATGGTCTCACCACCGCCGCTGGCCCCGGCGATGGCCGTCGAGACGATCTTGAGGATGATCGCGTAGATGATGGCCTCGATGAACTGCGCGATGAGTTGCCTGAAGAAGTCCCCCCATGCGATCTTGGCTCCGAAGGCGGCCTTGACCAGCGTGGCGCCGATGGTCGCCGCGAGCCCCGCGATCTGATCGTACAGGTTGCGCTGAATCTCCAGGCCGGCGTTGTTCCACAGCTCCCACTTGTACCGCTCGTGCAGGTCGCGGATGATCTGCTTGCCGCGCACCAGCGCTTTTTCCTCCTCGATGGCCTGAAGCTTCTTCGCGCCGAGGATCTGCAGCTCATACTCGTGCTGGAGCTGCGCGTCACCGAGCTGATTGGCGACCGAGTCGTTGGCAGCCTGCATCGTTGGGATCATTTCCACCCACGACTGCCCGTACCTCTTCTGCCCCTCAACCAGCATCATCTCCGAGACGAGGATCTGATTGGTGAAGGTCCATCCCTCGCGCTGCTTATCAGCCCACGCCGCGGTGTGGCCCTGGCCGGCAATCGAGGCTTCCCGAGCACGCTGGATCGTTCCGAGCCAGACCATGCCGGCGTCTGACGCGGCCTTAATCGCGTCGACCATCCATTGCGTCTGGGCCTGCAGCTCCGCGAGCTTGTCGGTGGAGAGCTTCCCTTCCACGCCGGCGGCCGCCGGTGCCATCGGTGCGGTGTATTCCCATTCGCGGCTGCCCGAGTCGGACCGCTTGGCCGGGAGAATGGCATCCATGCCCAGTAGGTCCAGCAGCAGGCGGATCTGCGGCTCCCTATTGGCGACGGCGTTGAGGAACCCCGTGATCTCATCGAGCTTGGCTGTGATACCGGACGTCCCCGCAGTTACAAAGAAATCGATCCATTGCCCGAGCAGGTCCCGCGTCTTTTCCTGCGCGAGAGCCACTGCCATCTTGGACAGCGAGTCGGCGATGTTGGCTAGGCTGCCCTTGGCTGCGTTGGATTCGGTGAATAGCTTACCGACCCCCTCCTGTACCTCGTCCCATTGATCTGCGACCTCCTTGAGCTTTCCGCGGAAGGACTCTGCTGCCGCCAGCGCCCGCCCCCCCATGCGCTCTTCGATCAGCCTGAGGACTTCGGCGAACTTCTCTGACTTCGGGATGTTGTCGGCAATGACTATCCCGTAGCGGCCGAGCATCGCCGTGTTCCCCTGCGCTGCTTTGGCGACCAGGGTGGCGGCGCTCTGGAGATCAATGCTCAATGTCTCGGCCAGATCCGCAGCTGCGCTCGTAGCCCGATCCAGACCCGCACCCGATAGCCGGCCCAGGGTGATGAGGAGCATCTGCGCCGCCTCGACTTCGTCGTCCACGAAGTTCGTGGTGCGCATCATCTCGTTTGCGTAGGACTGCAGGTGCTCGCGCGTGCGCTTCGTGGTGTCGCCACGGGCCTTGAGCGCGGCGTCAAGTGCGATGTCGGCTTTTTCCTGTGCGAAGGTGGCCTCGATGCACTCTTTGAGCGTGGAGACGAGACCTTTCACGAGCGCCTGAGCCCCCTTGAAGGTCGCGTATCCAAGAGCGAGGTTCTTCAGCGCGCCGGCGGCACCCTGCAACTGCGCCGTCGCGTGGTCTTGCACTGCGAGGATGATGTCCAGCCTGTCAGTCGAGCTTGCCATCGGTCACACCTTTTTCGTGCCTTCCTTGTATGCGAGCAGATCGATGTTCAGCTCCCAGGGTTCTCCTCGCAGGAAGGCAGAGGGCCGGACACCGTAGCACTCGGCGAGGAAGTGGAGAGTCCGGAGGATTCCCCGCTTCCTTCGGTAGGGCGCACCCTCGCTGCCTCGGTCTTGCTGATTCCGGACAGCTCGAGTATGGCCGTGACGAGCACCGGCTGATCCTCCGTGGGGATGTCTGCCACCTCGATCTCGTCGGGGCCTGTGCCGATGGGAGGACAGACGAGGCCGGCGGTCAGGATCTTGGAGAAGTGCGCGGCGATCTGCGGCCCGCGAGTCTTGAGGATGGCCTCGGCCTTCTCCCTCGGAATGTCCGTTCCGTCTCCGGCGAGCGATTCCAGGTCCGGAAGCTGGCCGTAGATGGGCGTGAGGTCCATGAGCAGGATGCGTCGGACGAGGTATCCGTTGCCGCTCGGTCCGTCCACACGCTTGCGCGCACGCTCCTTGATGGTCTTGGCACTGGTCAGGTCATTCATCTGCTTCCCCCGTGGAATGGTCTCGCGCCGCCCGCCTCCGGCCCGGGGGAAACCACAGCCAGAGGCGAGCGACGCGAGAGGTCAGGTGATAGTTGTCGTCCCGTTGATGAGCGTGGCCTTGCACACCTCCGCGCCCCCGGTGACGTTGTACATGGCCTCGAACTGCATCTGGACCGAGATCGGCCCCGGACCGCCAACGACTGGCGTTTGCCCGGTGATGACGCAGCGCGGGAACTCGAAGTCCAGCGACTCATTCGTCGACGCGGACGAGCCCGAGATCGCCGAGCCGGTGAGGATCAGGTTGAGCTTCACGTCGGTTCGGTTGACGTACTTGTTGTAGAGAGTCACGTCCTCGAACTCGATTTTGACCGTGCCGCTGACCTGCATCTGGCCGTTGCGGGACAACTCCTTTATGAGCTTGGAGCCGAGTTTCCGGCGGTCCGAGAACAGGTTGTTGTTGATCGTGAACTCGAATGCCACGCAGTCGAAAGCCGTGGTGTCCAGCTTCACGACCGCCTGCGTGTAGAGGATGGGCGCCTCGGCCGGGTATGTCGGCGTGCTGGCCGCCACCTGCGTCTCGTCATCCCCGACGCAGGAGAGCGTCACCGTGAGCATCTTGTCGATTTCCATTGCGAACTTGGCCTGGTTGATCTTGCAGCCCTCGTACAGGAACGCCTGAACGTCTCGCTCGACCTCGATGGACAGCCCGGGCAGCAACGCGATGGCCGGGATGAATGTGTGGGTGTAGACGGTCACGGCGGTCGGGCCGGTCGTGGGCGACACCGTGTGAAAAAGCTGCTTGAACAGCTGCTCAAACCCCGCGTAGTGCAGTTCGAGCGTCACGTCGCCCTCGACGAACCTCTTCCCCTCGTACACCCGGCGCTTGCTCAGGCCACGGAATGACTGAGGGAATGTCGGGTTGGTGCGCAGCTGAAGGCTCTCGCTGACCAGCTCCCCGAACTTGGTGCGCGCGGCCGGAGTCCCCCAGGTCGTCTCCGGCGCCCACCCAACGTATGACTGAATGCCGAGCCCTGGCTGACCCATCTCACTCACCTCCTTTGCGCGCCTTGCGCTCCGTCACCGCCTCGATCCACTCGCCCACGCGCGCAGCCAGTTCTTTGCCGAGCGCGTCCTCGACCTCGACTGTGGCCCCGCGGGCCACTACTCCGACGCCGGGCAGCTCCACCGCCGCCATCGGCCCGCAGTAGGTCACCTTCATCGCCGTCTCTCCCTCAGCGCCCGGTTCATGTCTCGGATCGCGGCCGCCGCACGCTTAGCCTCCGCAGTGACCGCTTGAAGCTTCTTCATCGTCATGGCCCAGTCGGTGAGCAGAATCTTCATCTTCACCCGCGTCTGAGCCATCAGATTTCTCCTCGCGCCATCCGGTACGTCACGGCGATCGTCATGTTCGCCATGCCATACGGAGCCTGAATTCCCGCGTCCGTCACCATCGGGGTGTAGTTGCGAGCGATGACGCTGATCACATATGCCAGCCCCAGCCCGGTTGGCAGGCCCTCGACGGCTCGCACAACGTCATAGGCCCATCGCTCTGCTTGCAACTGCGGGTTGGTCACGGCAGTCACGAAAAGCCGCAGCTGTAGCAATGCCGTCGCCTCACGTCCGAACGGCCCATCTGTCGCATGAGCGAGATGCCGCTCCTCAAAGCCGACGCCGATGATGTATGCGGCGGGCATCGAGGTTGCGTCATCCGCCATCGCTGCTGCGCGCGCGCATGACCCTGCATCGAAGTTGTATCCGCCGGCCACCGAGATGCCCTCGATGCGCGACAGCACGGCGTCAGCGATCGTCTTGAGGCGAGGGTCAGACACTCACGCCTCCGATCTTCAGAATGCCGGTGTACACCTTGCGGACCTCGTTGGTCGCGGCGTCCTTCTTCGAGACGAAGGCCGGTCGCATGTACGGTCTGGCTGGCATACGGACCATCTTCACGAACACCATCTGGCCGTCGTACCCCTTGAACCTCAGGAACCCCCCGGGCTTCTTCGGGTGGATCTCACCGCCGAACTCGTGGATGGGGCCGTAGACGACGGGGCGCAGGAATCCGGCTTTGACGGTGAGAGTGGCGATCTTCTTCGCACCGAGGGCCGTGCGGAGTCGGTTCGAGACCACACCCAGGTGCCCAGGGCGGGGGCCCATGACGTTGCGCTGCGCCTCCTCCGCGATGATGAGACCGCCGCGGAGCAGTGCGCGCTCGACCTCGCGCGGACCATCCGCGATCGCCTTGTCGAGCTTCGCCGTCAGTTGCTGCATGCCCTTGATCTCTGCCATCAGCCCGCCATCCCGCCAAGCGCATAGATCGCGAAGCGATCGCGGAGCGCCTTCTGCCTGTCACCGACCGGGTAGTAGACAATCGATCCGTCCATCAGGCTCTTGGAGGCCACGCCCTCATTCTTTCGGGTGCGCCAGTCCTCCACGATTGTCTGAATGACCCGATGCTCAAGGTCCTCGGGGACCGTCGCGTAGCCGGCGACGTAGACCGCCTTGAGCGCCTGCGGGTAGCGGGAGAAGTCCATGCTCGCCAGCCGCGTCACTTCACCGATCCGTGCATCCACGACGTACTCGGTCGGATCGAGCAGCGTCGATGCCGGATATGCGCAGTCGGGATCCTCGTGCAGCGAGGTGAAGGAGATCACCGGCCAGTCGCGCAGCCGAAACGATGGTCGGCCGCGGCCGTCGTGGATCTCCGTCAGCGTGGTCTGCGTGAGCGCCCGCCTGGTGATGCGCTTCACGGTGGCAGAGATCCGGCTGATGAGCCGGGTTAGGTATGCGTCGTCCCCCGTCTCCGACACTGGGAGCCGAAGCGTTTCGCGCACCGCCGCCAGCGTCGTCAGATCCGACGTGGCCCCGGCGTAGGCCGGCAGCGCGTCGTAAGACTGGACGAGCCAATCGGCTTCGCGGCCGGACTGCCCGGTGCCTGACTCCACGATCTTGAGCCAGTAAGTCTTGGGCGGAGAGCCACCCTTCGTCGGCGTGAATGTGGCCTTGTAGTATCCGGCCGTCGCCTGCTCCGTGATGGTGACGGTCTCCGTGGCGGCGCCGTCTTCGTCTCGAAGCGTGACGGCAAGCAAGGCGGCCTGTCCGGTCAGGAGGTTGTAGGAGCTGTCGACCACGTCGAACAGGACGGTGAGCTGCTGGCCCTTCTGCGAGGCGATGAGGGTGGCTGACACGGGTCACTGGCCTGTGACCCTGCGGGCCGGGCGAGTGCGGGATTAGATCACTCTCTTGACCGCCCCGTGCCAGCCCCGCTGCCGGCACCGCTGATCAGGCGTGGGCGGTCAATGCTATCACTTCCGGCGGCCGAGCCCTCCCAATCCGCTCACGACGCTGGACACCACGATGCCTGGGTCCGGCGGCCGCTCCACGGTGTTGAGTGCGACAGCCCCGGGGTCCACGACGGTTGCGACCGAAGCGACCACCAGCTCCGTCGCCACCTGATCGTCAACGTCGAAGACGTCATCGGTGAGATAGTTGCCGGCGTCCTGCACGATCTGAACTCGCGCCATTGATGGAGCCCTCCTTCGCCCCTTGTGGTGCGCCTACTTCTTCGGGTGAGCGACTTCGGTTTGACGAGCCGGAGCGGCGTCTGCCTTCACCTGCTTCTCAGTGCCGACGATCTTTGCCGTGCCATCGGCCACCAGCTGCCTCGCCACCTGCTCGTCGATCTCGAACTCGGCGTCCTGCTGATACTCGCCGACCGTCCTGACGATCCGGATCTTCAGCATGGTCAAATCCCCCTGCACGGATTGTAGAGGTGGGCGACGCATGCCAGCGCCAATGCTGGCGCTCCAGCTATCCCCGTCAACGCAAGGACGATGAGTGGCGGCGCCGCCCAACCAAAGAGACGCGCGCGGTCCTGCGACCTGAGCATCTGGCCGTAGCCGAGCGCAAGCGACAGCACGACGCCGGCGACGAGTGCCGGTGCCGGTTGGCAGAAGAACAGCATCACAGGGATCGCGCCCCATGGGAGCACCATGTCGGCCCAGCCGAGCCAGTGCCCACGATGAACCCGCAGCGCCTCGGCAACGGGGCGCGCCAGCCACGGCGTGCCGGGTGGAATCAGCCCCGCTTTCCTCCACCACCCCGCAGCCAGCAGTCCCAGGAGGGGCCACGGCGATAGGCAGAACGCGGCAGCGAAGATGGGTCCCGCTTCCTTCGATGCACCGCAGAGCAGGGCAGCGGCCACGCCCCACGCGGGATGTCCTTCGAGGGTCAAGCAGGCCGAGAGGAGGGCAAGCGCGAAGGCTGGCGGGTCCACCAGCACGGGAAGCAGGACGTTGACGCGGAAGAACCCGGGAAGCCCGCAGAGCAGCGCGGCCGCCGCCACGCATTGAACCCCAGAGAGCCCGTGGATGCGGGCGAACCACGCGACGAGCGGCCCCCATGCGATGAGGCTCACCGCAGACATGATCTGCCACGCCATAATGCGCTTGTTGCAGGCGAGCGGCCAGAGCCACCTGAAGCAGTACGGCCTCGGCGTCGGCTCTCCCTTCGCCACCGCGACGTAGAACGCGCCATCGGGAGACATGCGCTGCGTCTCGTCGAGGCGGACCAGGAGGTAGAACAGCGCGGAGACGACGGTCGCGAGTGCGAGCATCAGCATCATCGGTCGCCCTCCTCGCGCCCGATCACGATCGTCCGCTGGCACATCTCGCAGGCGTCGATCCTGTGTGCCAGACCCTCGACATGGTATCCGACCACCCCGCCCGTTCCCTGGCTGATACTTGGCACCGGTCGCGCCCCATACGAGTACCCGGCCATAGAAGTAACAGCGGACCCGTATTCCGACTCAGTGGCGAACGGAGGCCACTTCACCTTGCGCGGCGCCGGGGTGGCCGCGGGCGATGGCTTTACTCCGATGCCGATGGCGGCTGCGACTCCGGCGAGCGCACCAAGGAACCCCCGTCGAGTGGTCGTCATGCGGCACCTCCCGCCTCTGCCCCGCCCGGTGCCCGCTCATTGGCTGCCGCCTGAATCGCTGCATGCTCCTTCTCGACCTCGCTCTCCATGCCAGCCTTGCCGTGCGCGTAGCCGACCTGATACCCCGACCGCTGGTTGAGCGCGGCGATGGCGAGCAGCGTCTCGTACACCCTCCCCAGAAGCACGGCCTTGGAGTGGTCGAAGGTGACGGTCGGAATCGCAAGGACCTTGAATCCAGCGGCGCGAGCGACGCGACAGAAGTAGACGTCGCAGCTCATCATCACACCGCCCTCCGGGGTCGGCGGCTCAATAAAGGGCGCGTTGCCAATCTTCTCGAACACCCGGCGATGGACGACGAGGCAGTGGGTTCCGCAGGCGTCAATCTCGTACTCCTTCGACTGAAGCTGCTCAGGCGTCGGGATGATGGTGTTGGAGTGTCCGGCGTCGTCGAGGCGAAACTGATTGAACTGGATTCTCTTTTCCGGCGCGCGCTTGTCGTCCCACATCCACGTCAGCCCGGTCACGATGTCGCCTCTGCCGAACAGGTCGAACCAGTTGTCGGGCGGCACGGCGTCGTGGTCCCAGAACGCGATGTACTCGTAGTCGGTCTCGTCCATGAACTTCCGGACGCAGGCGTTGAGCGCGACGGTGATCGGTTGCGTCGCGAGCATGCCGAAGGGCTCGACGGCCCACGGAAAGTCTGGACGGACCGCGAGCGCCCCACCGGCCATCGCGTGCAGAAGCTGCTCGACTCGATTGAACCCGCCGACCGAGGGCAGGCACAGCAGCACGCCCTTCTTGCGCGCGTAAGACCCGCGCAGCATGTTCCTGATGTTCGCCATCTTGCCCATGACTGCCTTTCCTCCGCATCCCCCGCAGTTCGTGAATCAGGGCCGGCGACCCTGCGGAGGCGAGGCCGCCGGCCCATCGTCACCTCGACGGCGCTACGTCGTGGTGATGTCCTTGACGACGACGAACGACTTGGGAACTCCGACCACGGCGCCAGTGCGCTTGATGACCCGCACCTTCACCTGGTCGTTGCTGAACAGCGAGTACGGGTCGGTCGCGAACGTCAGACCGAGCAGGTCGCCGATGATCAGCTTCTTCCAGTTGCCGAAGTACAGGTTGGTCAGCGTGGTGCCCGAGCCCTTGGTGCGGTCGCTCTTGATGCCCGAGTGCACGAAGGCCGGGTAGCCGAGCAGCATGCCGCGAGCGCCCGCGGGCAGCTGCGTCCTCATCTCCGCGTTGGGGAGCTGGAACGCCGGCATGTTGTTGGTGTCGGTCAGGCCGAACGCCTGCACCGCCCCGGCGGGCGACATGAACCATGCCGCGTTCTGACGGGAGTCCACGTCGAGGCACGCGAACAGCGCGGCGACGAGCTTGGACTTGTAGGTGAGGACGTCGCCGTTGGTGGTCGCGGCGATGGTCTTGACGCCCGTCGCGGCATTGACGCCGGTCCAGTTCGTCCCGGTGCCCTCGATCGCCTCGGTGTCCTCGAGCCGGCCGATGGCCTCTGCGATGGCTCCGTAGAGGAAGTCTGCCAGCGCGATGGCCGAGTCCTGAATCAGCTCGGAGTCCAGCGTCGCGATCCCGGCGAGCTTCTTCGCCGTGAGGCTCTTCTGCGACCAGTTCGTGGTCGCGGCAGAGTCCGTGATTCCCGCGCCGCCGGCGATGAATGCCGCGGTGAAGTCGGTGTCGAGCGACGGGATCTTGTGCTCCTTCGACACCATCGGCATGACGCGAGCGACCTGCCGGATGTAGCTGTTGTCCTGCACCTGGCGCAGGACCTCGGCCTCGACGGGAGTCAGGATCAACTCGCCGCCGTACCCGGACGTGTTCTCGCCCATCGCCGCCTGCGCGACCAGCTGGGCGCCGAATCCCTTCTGCAGGTTGTCGATCTCCTTGCTGTACTCGGCGTACTTCTCGGGCTTGCTCATCGCCCCCTGGCGCATGATCTCCCGCTGCACCCAGATGGAGTGCGCGGCGTAGACGATCGGATCGCGCCTGCCGAACTTGGCGATGTTCTGCGAGCTGTTGAGGTGCATGTCGGCGATGGTGATGTTGCCGCGGAGGTGAGCCGGGATGGCCTCCAGCAGCGAGTTGCGACCGTCCGCGCCGATCTCCGCTCGCTTCTTGGCCGTCGCATCCACGTCGCGCAGCCACTCCTCCTGCCGCTTCTGCGTGCTCTTGAGCTCCTCGAACTTCACCTGCAGGGTGCCCAGGTCCTCGGCCCCCTTGTCCATCCGCTCGATGGCGGTGGTGATGTTCTTGTTTGTCTCGACCAGAGACGCCTCGAGTTTCGTCAGATCCATTCGCTTTCCCTACCCTCTGCGCGTGATGCGCCTCAGAGCGGTCGCCGTCGCCAGACGGAACCGGTTGAAGTCCAGCAGCGCAATCTGCGAGCGCAGGGAGTCGGGAAGCTCCTCTGGAGGGAGGGCCGACTGCGAGGCTGAAGCAGGCTGGAACGGTTGAGTGAGCAGCACGGCCGTCTCCGGCCGGATGATTCCTTTCTTGGCGGCCTGAGTGACCGCGTCGCTGTTGGCACCGATGTGCGTGCCGCTGTACTCCTTGAGCCGAGTGGAGATGGCGCGCAGGCCGACGTAGCGATCGCCCTCCTCGATGGTCTCCGTTTTGTCGAGGTAGACGCCCACCGACCAGTCCGTCATGTACCCGTCCGCATAGAGCCCGAACAGATCCCGGGCGAAGGCAGTCGGGGCGAACTGCGTCACCGCGTGCAGCTTCTTGTTCTTGCCGCTGCCCTTGAAGCTCAGGTCCAGGTTCTTGCCGATGGTCGGGATGGACGGCACCGAGCCGTGGTCCCACATGACGGTGCCGTGGTACTCGGAGAGGTTCCATCCGCTCTGAACGATCTCCAGCCCGGTGTCGCTGCGCTTGCCGGAGCTGATGACGTGGCGCAGGATCATCTTCTCGCGATCCACTACGCTGATGTCCTGAGTGTAGAACGGGACGCACATCATCCCGTTGTGCATCAGCACGGCGCCCGCCTGCTCTGCGGCGTCGAGAGCCGCCTGCTCCTCCGACAGCGGCTCGTCGTCCGGGTCGGGCACGGCCTCGTACTCGATGCCGTCTCCCGGCGGGAGATTCTGTTCGACCGGCTCCGGAAACAGCACGACGTAGCTCGCATCCTCGTTGACCGCCGCCGGCGCCGCCACGGCCACGGCAGCGAAGAAGGCGGCGATGCTCTCCGGGGTCCACCCGCCGATGGTCTTGCTGAACCTGACTGCGCTGATCTTCATCGTCCTCACCTCGCAGCGAACAAGAGCATCCCGCTCAGGATAAGCGTCGAGACGAGCATCCCGACGCACTGCAACACTTCCCCCGGGAGATCGTCCGCTGCGGAGAGCTGCTTCGGCTCCTCCGGCGGCACGAAGTAGATGCCGAACCCCTCACGCCGGAACACCTTGCTCGGGTCTAACCCGCCGAGTCGCGCCGCCGCCTGAACGTATGCCGAGCCCCATCCGGTGATGACAAGGAACGCCCCTGGCTTGAGCCGCGTGAGCGTGTTCGCCACGTCCGATGCGACGCGGTCGTACCGGGCGCGCGCGTTGATGTACCCGGCATCGAAGTAGCGGCCCTTGAGCAGCTGGCTCTGTTTGAACAGCGCGGCGAACCCCTCGCAAGCTGCACGGTCGGAGACGCCCGGCGGCGCCGTCACGCGCGCCTCGCCATTGCGGTCCAGCGCGACCAGTTCTCGCACCCCCTCGCTGATGGCGCGGATGGCATCCTCATCCTCGACGCCCACTGCCAGCGCCGTCCGCTCGACGAACATCACGGCGAGTAAGTGCGGCTCGAGGCGCCCGGGCATGAACTCGGCTTGGGCGGGGGTAGGGAGGGCCGACTGGCCGACGACGTGCGCACCGTCGCAGGGGTCACCAGTCGCGGGCATGTTTGTACCCTGCTCGCTCAATCGAACGCCCTCCCACATCCCGATCTCTTTCATACCCTCTCCACCACGCCGATCCCGTGCGTCGTCCGAAGCGCCTCCACGCCTACGATACTGCACGAGGCAACTGCCTGTCTAACGTCGTCCGAGTTCCATGATCAGTTCACCACCGCGGCCGCGATGCAGCGGCAATTGCAGGCGTCCTCTGGCCCGGCCCCTGGCTCCAGCGGGTACAGAAGGCCGTTGGAAAACGGCTCCCCGATGGTCGTCTGCTCCCCGTCAATCATGTGATTCTCGCGGACCTTGTCATCGCGGGCCGTCAGCCACTCGTGCGTGGTGATGCCAGCCTCGCGCTTCGTCTCCTCGCGAGCCTCGGAGAAGGACGCCATCGTCTCGGTGCGGGCGACCACCTTGGCCTGCCCGATGTATTCCTCTCGGTGCTTCGCCAGCACCCGCGCCGCCAGATCCGTGACGGTCTCGCCCTTCTTGATGCCCTCGGCAAGGGTGTCGCGCATTCGTCCGGCCATCTTGCTCGACGCACCGACGATTTCCACCTTGCGCGCCTTGATGATTTTCGTCACCGTGGGGTCCAGCAGATCCCATTGAGAGATTCCCGCCTTCGGCTGGATCTCTGCGATGACGCTGCGCCGCCCTGACGTTGCCGCCTGCCTTGCGCCCGGCTCTGACACGGTCCACGCATGAGCGCCGGCCTCGGAATCCGGTGGCACAAGATCGCCGGCGGCCGACTGCGCGGTGCGACCTGACTGCGGCGTGTATGCCTTCACGCGGCGCATGGTCTCGTCGCGCAGCCAATCAACCTGCTTGCGCCAGCTGCCGAGCATGCGCCGCTCTGCGCCGTCAGCGATGGTGATCAGCCGGAGCCACTTGCCGGATCGAGTGACCTCTCGCTGCACCTCGGCCGACTGCCCCTGCTGAGGTGCGGGGATGACGGGATCCTCGATTGGCCCCATGCCTCCCGGCCCAGGGTCCTCTTTCAACCACGGGTATTCGTCGAGGTCGAAGCCGAGCTCCAGCTTGCTGTTGATGGCCTCAAAGGGGACGCGCATATCGTAGAACGCCTTCGCTGTGCGAGACAGAGACTCGAGGTTCTGGTACAGCGCACGGCACGACGTACGGTCGAACTTCGCGGTGTACCTCTGGCCGAACCGCTTGAGCAACTGCGTCTGCACCGCCGACTCGATGCGCAGCGCCATCGGGAAGACGGTAAACAGGAAGACGTACTCAAGCTGTGATCCCATGTTCGCGTAGTTGGCATATTCGAGAATGCCCTGCAGGGCGGGGACCGAGCCGAGCGTGCCCGCGATGTTCTCGCGGTTGAGGCGGGAGAGCTTGTCGAAGTCCATGTCTCGCTGCGTCGCTCCCACCCTCGCCACCTTCATCCCGGGGTGCAGCACCAGCGTCGAGTGCTCGTCCTCGTCGGCGAAGTTTTCGTCGAGGTCCTTCTTCATGCGAGTTTCGGCCTCGGGTCCGATCAGTCCAGAGCCCTCCATCGACTGCTCGATGACTGTGCCGGGGCCTCCGCGCTTGAGCAGCCGGATATTGGTCAGGGCGGCCATGTGCGCCGAGTCCAGGTCGCCGGCGATGGCTTCGATTTCGGACATACCCCATACGGTGTCGTAGGGGTTGTCCATCTTGATGTGCACCGTCTCGCCGTGCGTGAGGTTCTTGGACGAGCCGCGCGTGCGCAGCGTGTAGCCCATGTGCCTGCCCGTCCCCATGTCGTACCACGGCGTCACTCGCGGCATCGGAAGCGAGACCAGGTATCGCGGGAACTCCTCTGGCCCCCCCGATGACAGCCGGGCGAGACCATCGTGCATCCACACCGCGTTGCCGAACAGGTAGAGGTCCATCGATGTTCGCGCCCACAGCTCCCGGCCGCTGGTGTTTTCGTTGGGGTAGATGAAGGTCTGCATCAGCGCGTCTGTGTCGGGCAGCGCGTCGTTGGATCCCTCCGGTACGAGTTGGAACGGGATGGAGGCGAGGATGTCGGACAGCACGCGGACGCCGCGGTGCAGCGTGCCGTTCTGCTTGTACGGCTGCGTCACCTTGTGCTCGTCGGACATGATGCCCGGAACGTCGGCGCCGCGGTCGAACCAGCGCGGGTCGTAGCTTTGAGCGGTGCGCCCTGCTGCGCTGCGGTATCCTGCCGCCAGCTCCCCTATCGCTTTGCCGATCCCGCGCATGATCTTCATCCGCTCACCCTCATCCTCTGGAGCCTGCCCGAGAACCGCTGAGCGATCGTGCGGCAGGCGTTGCCGATGACCAGCGCCATGACCGTATCATCGTGACTGCCCTGAGGCGCCTTGTAGACGTAGTTGCCGGAGGGCGTGCGGGTGCGGCGGAAGGACTTGATCTCGGCCTGCAGCGGCGGGAGAGGAGCGAGGCGCATGCGGCCGAACTCGATGTCACCGGCCGTGTCCACGACCGCCTGGTGCTTCGACTGGCTGGTTGTCGTCCACGGGTAGACCTTGACGCCCATCTTACGGAGCCACTGATACACGGGGCGCCCCGGTCCGTTGATCTCGATGGCGCACACCGCATCGTTCCACGCCTTCGACAGATCGGCGGCGATCTGCGCCACAGCCGGGTACTCCATCCTGCGGAATCGGCGCATAAAGGTGACGTCTCGCGTCGAGCCGTCCGCGGTGATCGGCAGCATGACCGTGTAGTCGGTGGTCTCCGCGAGGTCGATGCCGATGATGTACTTCATGCCCTCGACCGGCGCCGGGTTCGACGCGAGCGACGTGGCGGCGTCCACGTTGGCGAAGACCGCAAGCTCCGACTCCAGCCACTCGGCTTCCCAGATCGACTTGAACTGCCACGACGGCGCGTGAGTGCGCTCGTCCTCGATCATCTCCTTGAAGGCGCGACCTGCTGCTGTCTTGCCGCCGCCCAGGGCGAGGTACTTGTCCATCCACGTCCACTTGTAGAAGCCCCAGTCGCTTTGAGGGTCGGCGGCGATGTCGCACAGACGCTTGAACTCGCCCTCGATGTCGCCGGTGTTGCCGATGAGCCGCACGGGGCCCATGGTCGATGAGCGACGGGCGCGCAGGACGCCCCACGCTGCCGTGGTCAGCTCATGCGCCTCGTCGCAGACGAGCGATCGGATGGAGGGGCCTGACAGGTTCTCCGGCTTCTCCCACGACACGAACTGAATGGTGGAGCCGTTGATCAGGCGGATGCTCCGGTTGCCGCTCGACGTGATGGGCGTGCCCAGCAGGAGGCCGCTGCGCTGCGCTCCCGCCTTGATGGTGCTGAACCCGGGCATGACCTGCTTGTAGGTCGGCGCCGCCCACCAGTGCAGACCACGCAGGGCGAGAGCGATGGCGATGCTCCAGCACGCGACGCTGCGGGTCTTGCCGAGCTGCGGGGCGCTAAGAGTCACCACCCTCCTCCTGCGGTCCTCGGCCAGCCGGCGCTGGTACGGTCGGAGCCCCAGCATCCTCACCGCCACCGTTCTCGGTTCCGGCGGACTCGCTGTCGTCGTCGGTTGGGGCATCATCGGGGAACGTCACCACGTAGGTGTCGGCGGCGTGGTCGGCCGACGGGCCAGTCGGGACTTGCAGCATGCGCCACTGGTCGTACTCAAGCCGTCGAAGGCGGTCGATGAGCGATTCGATGATCTCGGTATACGGTCGGATCTGCACGCGGCGATTCGCGCCGGTGCCGGTCGCAGAGATGACCTGCCCGCCGCCGGGCGTTTGCTGCTGGAGCTTCGTGGTGCGGGCAATGTAGGCGCGAACGAGGCGGATCTCGTGCTCGAGATCCCCGATGGTCGCGTCTCGGTAGTCTTCGGACATCCCTTCGAGGATGAGGTACTTCGCGTAGATGCCCGTGGAGGGAGGGTGGCCGCCGTTCTCGGGTGAGCCATGCGGTGTGATCTGCTTTCCGCCCCCGTGCATCCGGCACCGCGTGGCGCCTCCGTGCAGCGGGTATGCCTGGCACGTCGTGGCCCCAGAGCGTGATGCTCGCGTCTTCGCTCCGCAACGTGCCCGAGGCTTGCTTCCCTGTGTCGCAATCGCCGGACCTCAGCTCCGCATGAGTCCATCCCCGAGCCAGCGTGCTAACTCGTTGCGAACCTACGCCGCAGCGGTCGCGGTGTCAAGCGGTAGGTGTATGGGAGATCGCGCGACGATGCGAACCCTCACGCGCTCGCGCGGTGGTCCCTACGCTTTTCCTTCCCTCTCATTCCGTTGCAGCTCAGCAAGTTGCAGCAATCGAGCGTCGGTTTCCCATGGTCGTCCGGGCAGGATGCGGGTCGGTGATGCGAGGGTGCTCTTTTTTTCGATGAGCAGGAAGCCAGTCGGTGCGCAGAGCATGATTGCCGGTATTACGAAGCGGCTGCCATAACCCCAGTTCTTGATCTCGCCATTGAGCAGGAAGCCGTGCCGGCTGGTGAACCCGACGTAGTGAACCTCGTGCAGGTCCTGAGGGTCGGTGGCGACCACGAGCATGAAGAACTCTGCCCGCAGTTCGTTCATCTTCGTGATGTAGAGGTACGGGTTCTCCGGATGAGTGTTCAACTTCACCTGGCAGACGTAACCTCGGATGATGAGATCTTCAACGCCTCCGTCTCCTCTCAGGCCGAGGGCGCCCGCAACCGCGCCCTCGCCGTAGTACCTCGACACGGCGTACTCGGCGACCAGCCCACGGAAGTTCATTTCGAGATCGCTCTGCCGCTGGTCCACCCGCGCGTTCTTTACCCTACCGACCTTGCGGTCGTTTCTACCTCGGGCCTCCTTCAGGAAACCCGCAAGCTCCTCGGTGGTAAAGACCACCACCGCAGCAGTCGTCTCGGTGCCCTGCGCGTCGTCGGGCGGCGGCGCAGGTCCGGACGTTCGGGTTGCCTCGCGGGTCCCGCGTCCCGATCCCAGTCCCGCGCCGCCGCGTCTTGTCATCTGCGATCCTGCGCTTCGTTGTGCGGGTTCAGACCGGGGCTCGGAACCGCCCCGTTGTTCTCGATGACCGCCCACGACAGGACGCCTGCCCCTTCGACGCGCAGACGGAATCGAATCTCACCGTCTGGCAGCTCCGGGTGCTCGGTCACTCGCAGAATGGCCTGCACCGCGTCGGCTATCGCCCGCTTCTGCCTGATACTGAACATCGCTCGCTCTCCTTTCCGGCTCTCGCCTTGCACAGCTCCACGACCCGCTCGCACGTTGCCTGATCGAACATGCCGATGTGGGTCTGAGTGAACAGGATGCCCAGGGCCCCGGCCAGCCACTCGTAGGCTTTCATGCGCGCCGGCGGCGGCTTGCCTTTCCACAGCACGTCGAAGGCGGCGTGTGCTTCGATGCGCGCCTTCTTCAGGGGCTCGTTGGCTGGTGTGCCCAGGGGCCGTCCGTCAGGGTGGCAGCCCACCGTCGCGGTGCACGTCGGATAACCGCTGCACCCGTAGAACAGACCGTACCGGGAGTCTCTTCGCCGCATGGAGCCACCGCAGTATGGGCACGCCATCTTGACCGGGGGAAGAATCCCCGCCTTCACAGCTCGCGCCTTCATCGCCCGTCTCCCGGAAACTCCCTCACGCGCAGATCCTTGGGCCACTCGGCCATGTCGCCGCCCTTGCGGTCCTCCGTCGTCCACTGGATGATGCCGGGCCGTCCGTCTGGATCTGGCTCCCTGACGTTCGCCCCGA